GAGAATCTACAATTTCGTCAAGATTTTATTTTTGGAACATTGAGTAAAGACAAATCATTACAGAAATTGATTCTTCAATGGTGTTACCAGAACCCCAAGATATTTTATAATGCTTTTGCTTTTACACTAAATCCTCAACAACCACCTTCAATGAGAAATTGGCCTTTTATTTTAAGGCCAAAACAAGAAATAGTTGTTGATTTAATAAAGAAAGCAATTGATGAGCAATTTGATTTGGGATTAACTAAAACTCGTAAAGAGGGAGCAACAGAGTTAATTACAAAATTTTATACTTGTTATGGGCTATTAGTTCCTGATTGTAATTTTTTAATGGGTTCAGAAAAAGAAGATAAAGTTGATAAGACTGGCGATAAATATACTTTATTTTCTAAAGTTGACCATACAATAAAGTGTTTGCCTTCTTGGTGGAAACCACAAATTTTAAGAAACCATTTACATTTGAGCTTTTTGGAGACTGGAACTACAATAACAGGAGAAGCAACAAATCTTGATTTTGGAGCATCAGGCAGAGCAACTTCAATTATGTTAGATGAATTTGGCCGTGTTGATAGAAATATTGCTGAAAGTATGGAAGGAACTATTCACGATGTTTCTGATTGTGTAATTTACTGTTCAACACATTGGCTTGGAACAAATCATCCATTTAATAAAGCATTACACAAATCAACAACAACTGTAGTAACTTTGCCCTGGTATGAAAATCCAACTAAAAATTATGGTTTATATAAATCACCTGAAATAGACCAAATCGAAATAGTTGATATTGATTATTATAGAGAGTTGTGTCCTGAAGTCTTTAATGATATTGAACCAAATGTTTCATTTAAGTATAGTGAATTTGAAAAATCTCTTTTAACATATCCAGAAGAAGTTCAGAAAAAATTAGAAGATATAAAATTTATTCCAGATGGCTGCGAAACAATACCAGGAGACTTGAGAAGTCCCTGGCACGATTTTCAAGAAGAAAAACGCAGAGGAAATAAACGAGATTTTATTTCAAATGTCTGGATGTCCCCAATTGGTTCATCTGATGCTGTCTTTGATGATATAGTCTTAAATAGAATAAAAAGTTCTCATATTAAACCATCTAAAGTTGCTGGCGATATTGTTTTTGTATATAATTCAAATGGCAGAGTTGATAAGGTAAAATTTCAAAAAATCAAATATGGAAAATTAAAATGGTGGGGAGAATTAAAAAATGGACGGCCAGATTTAACCCATAGTTATATTATTGGTGCTGATGTTTCTTTGGGGACTGGAACGTCAAACTCAACTGCGATAGTTCTTGACAGAAACACAAATGAGCAAGTTGGAGAATATGTAACTTCATCTAACCCGCCGCAAGAATTTGCTGATATTTGTGTTGCAATTGGAAAATGGTGTGGAGGTGCGTATTTAATTTGGGATAGCACTGGTGGACACGGAGTTAATTTTGGACGCAGGGTTTTGTGGAATGGGTATAATTCAGTTTATATTCAACATTCGGAACAAAATAAGACAGTAAGAGTTCAAAACAAATATGGATTTAATATTTCAAATCAAAACGTGAAAGGAGATTTGCTCGGTGAGCTTGGTATTGCTTTAAGCGAAGGATTAAAAACAAAACGTAGTTATAAATCTATTATTATAAGAAGTTCAGAATTACTTGAAGAATTATTTGATTATATGTATCTTGAGGGCGGTTCTATTGAAGCATCTAAAAGAGCAGATTTAACTTCAAAAGCAAGAGAAAGACACGGAGATAGAGTAATTGGTGCTGCCCTTTGTGTGCTTGGATTAAAATATAGGTCTCCTGCAAAAATAGAACAAAGAAAAGAAATTTCAAGAACATCTGTTGAATATCGAATACGAAAATGGCAAAAAGAACAAGAAGAAGAAAAAAGAACACAAAGAAGATTTTTATTTTGATTAAACTGTTTGTGGGACGGATGTAAAGAATGCGAAATAAAAGGTTAATATAATGACTGAACCTATTTGGAAAGATTTTGAAACTAACCAGTCCTTTTCTGCTCGACTTCAAATGTTGTGTAAATATTGGCAGAAAAAAAATGAAGGTGCTTATAAACACACACAGAAACTTTTGAAAAGTTATATCTCTGGATATTTAGATACTGCCCACACTCGTAATCATACTATAAATTTAATTGATAGGGGAGTTAGCACAATTATTCCTTTTTTGGTTGAAGGTAATCCTAAAATTTTGGTTCAAACAAAAATTCCTAATTTTAGAGGTTGGGCATATACGAATCAACTTGGCTTGAATTATTTAATTAACGAGGTTAATCTTGCTGAAAGTGTTTTCATTCCTGCTGTATTTAATTCTATGTTTGGACTTTCAGTAGCAGTAACTTCTTTCGCTTATGACAGACTCATAACTCTCGACAACGAACAAATAAAGTTTGGCTCTCCACACACTGAAGTTATAGATGCTACAGATTATATCGGGGACGTGTCGGCAAAAAGAATACAGGATTTTACTTTTGAGGGAGATATTTATCGATTACCAACAACTTATGCTAAAGATTTTTTTGCTAAAAAAGATAAGTTTGGAAATCAAATTGCGGATTATATAACACCAGACGGAAAACTGATGGAAAAATATTCTGCCGAAGAATTGACCAGCGATAATTTTAGCATAGATAAATTGTCTTTAAGAAATTACACTACATTTATAGACATATATTTATATGATGAAAATACAATAGTTACAATAATGCCGATGGGCAAAAAAGCAAAGATTTTGAGAGAAAGAGAGTGGAAAGGCCCAAAGGGTGGCCCTTATGATAAACTTTGGTATAAAGGAATCCCTGGAACTGCTATTCCAAAACCTCCTGCTTGGGATTGGCACGACCTTGACGTTAATATAAATATACTTATGGATAAGTTTAGAGAAATGGCGGAGAATTGGAAAAACATAATTGCATATAGCGATGAAGCTGCCGATGATATGAAACGCATTGTTAAAACCCCACATTTAGGAACAGTAAATGTCAACGATGTCAATGCTATAAAGGAACTTAATTTTGGTGGAATAAATCCTTTGAATTTTCAATACATATCTTTTATTGAAGAATTATTTACAAAAACGGGAGCTACACCCGATGTATTGGGGGGACGTGGAGCACAAGCCCCAACATTGGGTCAAGAACAATTAGTATTTTCAAATGCTGCAAGAATTGTAAATAATATGTATAATCGTTTTCAACATTTCGCAACATCTATAATTCGTAAGTGGGCTTGGGAATACATTACAAATCCGTTGACGAATGTTCCGGTAATAAAACAAATTCCTGGAGTGGGAGATTATCCCACAGTATTTACAAGTATGGAAAATGCAAGTGATTTTTACAATTTTGTTTTTGATATAGTTCCATACTCAACACAAAGAACAAATCCAGAGATTCGTTATCAGAAACTTATGCAGTTTATGTCTCAATGGATTTTACCGACAATGCAACTTGCTTCTGCACAGGGTTCACAAATTGATATACCATTAGTTACAAAGATACTTGCTGAATATCTCGGTGAAAATTCATTTAATCAATGGTATAAATCGGCAGTTCCAAGTGAGCTTTCAGGATTAGATTATAAAATGTTGCCAATGCAATCTAAAAGTCCAGGTCAAGAAAATGATTCTCAAGGAGCAAATTTAGGAAGTCGTTTAGCTAACTCTGAAAGATATCAAACAAAAGAAGCACCTAAAAAAGAATTAACAAATTCAATAGGGGCAGGAAATGCGTAAATTATTTATTGCAATTTGTTTTGTTTTAATCTTATTTAATTTTTCTTGTGTTAAAACCAACTATAATAAACTATTAGATGTTTCTGTTTATGTTGAGGCATACAATGAAAATTATTTAACTTGGACAGGTTCGGGAGTTGTAATTGATTCCGGTATTCTTACTGCTGCCCACGTGATAAGGAATTGTGATAATTTTAAGATATATTTTAGGGACGGAACTATTTATGATTCCAACGAGTATTATATTTCAGATTATATAGATTGTGGTATAATCAAAATAAATGATAAAATCGGAAGAGCGT